CATTCCAAAATTCAGAGAAATTCTGAAAGGTGGTGCAGTAGCATGATTTTGACAGATGCCGTAAAATTAGCTGGGTATCAGGAAGTGCCATGCTACAATCAAGAAGTTATAAAAGGGTTACGTGATATAGTGGAGCGTGAAAAACGGGAAAGTAACTATAACGATTTACCTTTTATGGCGTGTTTGATGGGTTATTTGTATGGAGTTACGCAAGGCGTTCGTAAAGAACGGCAAAGAAGAAAAAGTAGATAATCGCTAACTAAAGCGTCCTTATTTTAAGGGCGCTTTTTCTATATACAAAAATACTTAAAGGAGGTGGGTAAATTGCAGGCGACAAGATTAGGCGATACTGATACAGGACATGATGCTTGCCCAGGAACTGTGCTTGTGAGTGCAAGTACGAATGTAATAATTAACGGTAAAGGTGCAGGACGTGTCGGCGATAGTTATGCTCCGCATGGATGTATCGTGCATCCAGCACATACAGCGCATATCGCCAGCGGCAGCAGCACAGTTCTTATTAATGGACTGCAGGCAGCAAGGGTAGGTGATCCGATAGACTGTGGAGGCAGTGTCGCTTCTGGAAGTCCGGATGTAATCATAGGAGGTTAATATGCAAGTTGGATCTATGGGAGATATCCCTTTTGTTGTGTCATATGGCAAAATCCGTACTTTTAGTGATTATGGACGTAGTGGTTCCGGCCGCTGGGCGAAACATGATTTAATTGGGCGCAAACCAGTAATGGAATTTTTAGGTCCAGATGTCGAAAAAATTAGTATGAAAATACAGTTGCGAACTGATCATGGTATAAATCCCGAAAGCGAGCTGGAACGGTTGCGGAAAATGAGGGATACCGGTACGGTTTTTCCATTTATTTTGGGCGGGGCACCGGTATCTAATAATTATTGGATGTTAGAGGATATAGGTGAGAATGTAAGCTATTGGCGGGCTGGAGGTAAAATACTTTCTGTTACCGTCGATATTACATTGACTGAATATTCTACAGAGGAGGTGCGCTGATGGAGTTTGAGCTTACTGCGGGAGAAAGAGTTGACGTAGATTTTGCCCCACAAAATGTGCAAATGGAAATTTTACAAAATTGCAGTACAATACTTAGCACGTCTAAGTTTAGCGTACCGTTAGACCGTGACTTTGGCGTTGACGCAAACTATGTATATGCGCCGCTGCTATCGGCTAAAGCGAAAGCAGAAAGTGAAATATTTGCTGCATTAAAAAAATATGAACCGCGAGTTACGGTAAAACAAATTACATGGCGCTCTAATGTGGAGGGCGTTTTAAGAGCGAAAGTGAAGGTGGTCATAAATGAAACTTAGTGATCTGCCGGACATTGAATTTGTTAGTGCAGACGAACAAGAAATATTATCGGATATCATAAAGCTTTATACGGAAATAACCGGAAGGACCCTTGCACAAGGTGATCCTGTCCGGTTATTTTTATGCGTGATTGCGGCCATTATCCTGATGCTGTGCAATAAGATCAACTACACCGGCAAACAAAATTTATTGCGATATTCGGCAGGTGCCAACCTGGATCACTTGGGCGTACTTGTCGGGGCAGAACGTATTGGCGCCAAGGCCTCTGTCACGACAATTAAAATAACCCTGTCGGAGGTGCGGTCCGTTGCGACAAACATTCCCGCAGGTACGCGGGCGACAGCTGGAGATAATGTGTTTTTTGCTATTGATCAGGATGCAACGGTCATAGCTGGACAGTTGGACGTCTCTGTAGCGGCTACCTGTACTGTGGCTGGTGTTCTCGGTAATGGCTATCTGCCGGGAGAAATCAATAAGATTGTTGATCCAATTCCGTACGTCGCTGGAATGGTCAATACCACAACGTCGGAGGGAGGTTCAGATGTCGAGAGTGACGATTCTTTGCGTGAGGCTATTCGCGAGGCTCCGGAGGGATTTTCGGTAGCTGGACCAGTGGGCGAATACATTAAAATTGCCAAACGAGCTTCGTCTTTGATTGTTGATGTATCGGTAATATCACCGGAGCCAGGGCAAGTACTGATAACACCGCTACTTGTAGGCGGTGGAATACCGGGAAAAGAAATGCTGGATATCGTAGAGGCAGCGTGCAGTGATAGATCTGTAAGGCCGCTCACTGACCATGTGCGTGTGGCTGCTCCGGAGGTTGTCAATTATGATCTTACACTCACGTATTACATTGACCGGGCAAATGAAGCTAAATCTGTTGCCGTTCAAAGCGCGGTAGCGAAAGCGGTGGAGGATTATATCGATTGGCAAAAATCTAAGCTTGGCCGTGATATCAATCCGGACGAGTTAATCTGTCTTATTAAAAATGCTGGCGCCAAGCGAGCGGTTATATCTTCGCCTACTTTTCGGATCGTTGCTGATAACCATGTAGCGATAGCTGAAAATGTTAATGTTACATTTGGGGGGCTAGAAAATGAATGATCTGCAAAATCTGAATTTAATCGAGTTGTTACCCACTAGCATTGCAAGCGACGAAACGATAAGAAATATCTGTAATGCCATTGCAGAAAAATTACAAACGATTAATGAAAAAGCTGAATTAGTTTTGTTGCTGACACGATTGGATCAGTTGCCGGAAACATTGGTGGATGAACTAGCTTGGCAATATCATGTTGATTTTTATGATTATGCGGCAGATATCAATAAAAAAAGGGCATTAGTGCGCAAGGCCATTGACTGGCATCGGAGAAAAGGCACTCCTGCTGCAGTAGAGGAAGTATGTACAGCTGTTTTTAAATCAGCAAAAGTTTATGAGAATTGGGAATATGGTGGGAAACCATATCATTTTCAGGTAAGAATGATTTCAGAAGGCATTCCAGATAAATCTGTTTTGGACAATTTGTATAGGGCAATTAAAGAAAGTAAGAATGTTAGGAGTTGGCTTGACGCTTTAAGTTTTGACCGTCAAATAGCTGGCTCCTTATTTGTTGGAGGGGTCTATTCTTCAATGAGAAAAGTGGAGATTTTCCCATCACAGATAAAACCACAGATTTTAAATATCAATAATTATTTTGGAGCTGCAATCTATGTACACAAAGGAGTTGAAGTAACATGCCAAACTGGGCAAATTTAATGTTGACTAAACAAGGAAAGGTATTACAGGCAAAAGCTATTGCTGGTAGTACATTAACGATCACTAAGATGAAATTGGGTTCTGGTATTATTCCAGATGGAGTATCGCCAGAAGATCTTACTGATTTGATTCAACCCAAACAAGTTTTAGGATTAACGGCAATCAGTGTTAATGGTGGATTAGCTAAAATTCAGAGTATTGTTACTAATGCTGAACTTTCAGAAGGGTACTATATTCGTGAATGTGGTGTATTTGCAAATGATCCTGATGTTGGGGAAATAATGTATGCAATAATGACAGATACATCCCCTGATTTTCTGCCTTCCGCATCAAGCTCTGTTGTGATTTCAGAAGAATTTAGTATTAATGTAGTAACGGAAAACATGGCGAATATAACAGCGATTATTGATCCTGAAGGTATAGTAACAGTGGCTAATGCAAGAAAAATTGCAGAGGATAAAGTTACTGAGCATAATGAAGATACAGAGGCTCATCCAAATGACTTTAATTTAAAAGGCATTACTATTGGCAAAGATAGTGTTATTGCAACTAAAAAGGGAGATTTACTAACTCTTTTGGCAGGGAAAGGAATTAATTTACTTAGTGATATTAAAAATAAGATAATCACGATCGTTGGAAAAAGTAAGAATGCATGGAATCCGAATGAAGAAATTATAGCTGGTGATATAAGATATACCGAAGACGGTAACGGTCCAAGTTGGGCTTATTTGTTATGTAAAACTGCAGGCACTACAGGTACCATTGAACCGATTTTAGAAGCTAATGCTGTTGTAGGACAGGAGATAAATGACGGCAGTGTTGTATGGACGGTACAAAATATTAGGCCTACTGCTTTAGATTCATATCCTGTAGGCAGTATATATATGTCTGTAAATTCGACATCGCCTGCAGATCTTTTTGGCGGTACGTGGGAGGCAATGCCGGCAGGACGTGTTTTGTTGGCACAGGGCACATCAGAATGGGGAGTAGAATACCAAGCTGGCAGTACCGGTGGCGAACACGAACATCAGTTATCTGTCGGAGAACTGCCTGCCCATAACCACAATGTAACGGTTAGTACAAGCGGGAATCACGCGCATACTTTTACTTTTGTAAAAGAATACGACGCGGGTGGTACAGAACCGGGATCGGCTTCATGGCGTTCTAATCAAGGCACAAAAACAACCGAACAAGCTGGTACACATACTCATACCGTAACTATTAGTAACACTGGCTCTAATTATCCGCACAATAACCTGCAGCCTTATATATCTGTTTATTGTTGGCGTAGAACAGTATAGTAGCCTGTCGGAGAACTACCAAGTCATAACCACAATGGTAGTACAAATAATACAGGCGATCATACACATAAAATATATCGTGGTAACAATGGCAGTGGCGGAGCATATGTTTCTGCAGGTCAAATTTATCCATTGAGGCAAGGAGCAATTACAGATCCCGATATATCTGGATCACATGGACATACTGTGATAATTGACAATACTGGTGGTGGGAATGCACATAACAGTATGCAGCCGTACTTGTCCGTTTTTATGTGGCAACGCACTCAATAACCCCTAAACCTCTGTCGGAGAACTGCCTGCGCACGAACATAAAGCCACAGTAGCTACTGCAATTTTAACTGGTGATGTAGGTCATATTGCACATGACTCACAATATGGAATGACTGTACATACAGGAGTTTTTAGTGTGACTACTACCTCACGTGGCAATGGTGATAGTGGTGGTTCTGCTGAAACAATACACTTCAATGGTTCTCATAGCCATTCGGTTAACATTAGCAATGCAGGTAATGGTCAATCACACAACAACCTACAGCCTTACATATCCGTATTCATGTGGTGTCGCATAGCCTAAAGAGCTGTCGGGGAACTGCCGAGTCATTTTCATGAAATAGTATCAAACACAGTTAATTTAACAGGAAGTGCCGGATATTTTGTTGGAGCAGATAGCCCTTCTTATTCAGGGATTTTAACAGTTACTAAAGGTAGCAAGGGATTAACTGGGGGTGGTGGAGGATATACTCAAAATTATCTCAACATTCATGCTAATATTACACCTAGTGTTAATGTTTCAGTTGCAGGAAACAATCAACCTCATCAAAATATGCCACCTTTTATCTCAATTTTCTGCTGGAAAAGAATTGCTTAAGCAGTTCTTTTCCATATATAAACTGATAAATATGGGGACATATTGTTGTGGGACAAGTTCTTACCAGTATCTGAAACAGAAATGGTATGACTATGGCTACCAGCCTTATCTACAGTGACTGTGCTTGCTCTATTAACCCTATCAACTTCGGATATCCTACCATTAGGAGCACCACCAGAACCGTTATAAGTAGGTGCTGTATGAACGTGTTCCCCATTAGTGCTACATGTTGCGATGTGTCCATGTTCTGGCAGTTCCCCGACAGGCTACTATACTGTTCTACGCCAACAATAAACAGATATATAAGGCTGCAGGTTATTGTGCGGATAATT